AACTCTAAATAAATTATGTACATTTTATCTGACTATTCATTATCAACATTTGCAAGACGATTAGGTTCTAAAGATAAGAAGAAGAGAGAACGTCCTAGTATTAGACGTGGTATGTTAACTGGTGCTAAATGGGGTGCTGGTCTTGGAGTTGGGTTAACTGGTTTAAGTATTGCTTCTGCATTAGCTCGTAAAGATGGTAGACAAGCTATGAGAGCAGCATTAAAAGCACAAGGTCGTAATCCTAGTCTTAGAAAAAATGCAGGTATGTTAGCTGGAGGTGCAGGATTAATTGCTGGAGCAAACGCACTAACTGGAGGTATTCAAGGTGGACTTATTGGAGGTGGAGTTAATGCGATTAGAAAATACCAATACGATAGGGATAACGCTAGATATTTTATGCAATACAAACTAGTTACATTTGGTAGAGGTAAGGATAAGAAACCTCGTAATAAAAGACGTGAGTTACTAACAGTTGGTGGATCTACTTTAGTTGGAAGTGGTTTAGGTTATGGTGCTTATAAATATGGATACAAACCTAAAATAAATAAACGTATTAAAACGTTAAATGATTTTGTAGATAAACAACGTAACGTATTAAAGAACCTAGATCGTGTAGAACTTGAAGGTGGTGGTTCTAATTATAAACTTAGAGATAGTATAGCTAAGAATATAGATGACACTAAAGATTTAATTAAAGGTGTAAAAGGAAGTAAGTTAAGTGGAAAGATAGGTTTAACTTTAAGTGGCGGTTTATTAGGAGCTACGTTAGCAGCTAGATATTACAATAATAAAAATAAAACTAAATGAAACAAGTTAAAGTTAAACAATCAGTTCGTAAAGGTAAGTTAGTACGTGGTTATAATCGTGTACTAACTAAAGTAACGGATAAGTTATTTAAGAGAGATAAGGATGGTAAGAAGAAGTTAACCAATCTTAGTAAAGGATTAATAGGCGCGACTTCTATAGCAGGTTTATTAACTGCATTTAAATATCGTCGCAACATAGCTCAGTTAAGTGAGAAGATTGTAAATAAGGTTAGTCCAACTGTTAAAACTATAGTTAATAAAACTGCTAAAACTATAAGTCAACCTATCACTAATACAACTGGTGATATTATGGCAGCTAGTGTAACTGGTGGAGCTATGACTAGAGACGCTAGACGTAAATACATACGCGAATTAGATAACTTACCAAGTGAAGCAGTTAATATACAACCGTTTACTAAACGTGAAGATAGTTTAATTACTAGACGTATTAAACGTAATGATGCAACACTTAATAAACGAGTTAATAATGCACGTGGTAAACTAACTTCAGTTAACTATAATTCAGATAATGATCTATATTTAGCTATCAAGACTAATAAAGACTTTAGTTATAAGGGAGCTAGTAATATTGAAGATAGACGTGCAACTCGTAAAGCATTAGCTAAGAAACTTAAACAACAGTTAGGAGTTAATCCAGGAACTCCAAATCCAGCAACTCCAGTTAAACGTAAACGTGGTAGACCTAGAAAAGATAGGAGTAATCAATGAAGAAACGAGTTAAAGTTAAATCATTTACACGTAAAGGTAGAATAGTTAAAGCTTATGATAGATTGCAAGATGATAAGAAGTTACAACAATATAAGAATATAATTAAAGGTGTTAGTTTAATTGGTGGTAGTTTTGCTGCAATTAAAAATGCAGATAAGTTATATAAGTTATTTAGGTTAGCTAAAATACAATCTAAAGTAAACAAGATAAATATTAAGCCGTTAAATGTAGCTAATGTTAAATCACCAATAGAGAAGTTAAATATACTAAACACCTTTAAAATATTTAAAGGTGAATCAACTAACACTATTAAACTAGTAACTAAAGATGGAGTTAATTACATCTATAAAGAAGGTAGAGATAACTTAGATTCTAATATATTAAGTAATTTAAGTATAGGAAGTTATCCTCATGGTAATGAACAAGCTACAGAAGCACTAATATCATCTATTGGAAACAAACTTAAAATACCTGTACAAGAAACTGAAATTATAGCAGCGAATCAGATATTTTATGGTAAAAAAGCTGGTTTACCTGGAAGTCTACATAAGATAGTTGACGGTGTACCAGCATCTGAATTATTTAAAGACATGAATTTTGTTGTAGCTAATCCAGTATCTAAATCTAAATACTCTAAGGTAATTGATAATATATTACTAAATAAAGATACTGCTAAAATCGGCGCACTTGATATATTTGTTGGTAATGCTGATAGAAATGCTGGTAACTTATTTTATAACATTAGTAATGGAGCATTCACAGCAATAGATAACGGTAGTGCATATACATTACCGTTTGATTATGATTCATTAACTAAGATAATTAAAAGTAAATCGCGCAAACTAAATGAAACTAAACGACGTAATCTAAATCAATTAAGAGATACATTAACTGAGTTACATAACAATTACACGCCAGAACAACTTGTTAATGAATACGATAGAAATTTCCTTAAAGCTCTAGATGGTGTAGATGATGATGTATTTAAACAAGCATTAAAATCGCGCGATTCTAGAATTAAGAATATCTATTATAATCACGCCAAGTCTAAAGAGTTTCTAGATTATTTAAATACTATTTAGATCGCCGCGATTCATCAATAGCCATTTTGAGTCTATTTTTAGCCTTATTAAGTTCTTGTACAGCAGAATCCATCGCTTGTTTTTTCTTACTTTCTGGAATTTTCGTATTAAATCGAAGTTGTTTTAATTTACGTTGTCTATCTTTAATGTGAGCAATTTCATCAGCTACATTAATTGGAGCTTTATTAACCTTCCTTATTTGTAATGGTTCATAACCAATAAACTGTTTTACTTGGTTAACAATATTCTTATCATCAACATACTCCGATATAGTGTGTTGATTTTTTCCTTTAATCCATTTAATGTCAGGGTAAGGAAAATACTTTGATGTTAAATCCCAATCATCTTTACTTCCAAAACTAAGTGTATTACCGGGGTTAACTTTATTTATGCCTAAGTAAGTACCAGCATAGTTAATTTGTTTAACTTTACTAACGTTACCTCCCATTTCTTTAAAGATATTAATAGCTTCAGAATTAATAAAACTACCAGAACTAAATCCATGTAAAACTAAATCTTTATCGGGATATGTTTTAGCGTAAGAATACATATCAGCCGCTAACTCTCTAGCTGTTGGATTATAACCATCTTTAATAAATGGTTTAGCCCATGCAATAGATCCATCCTTTAAAAACTCTAATTTATTCTTATAGTTTCTACCTAGATACTTCACACTACTATTAGATGTGTTAACTGGTATTATGTGTTCTTGCGTTTTATCAAATAAGTTTCGTACTTTATGTGCAAAGCTAATTGATTGACGTGCTTCTAGATTACTTGCATTAAATCCACCTGTTGTAAAGTGAACTCGTTTTACTTTATCTGATAGTTTAACAGGTGTTATATTATTAGCTAATTTAAATGCTTCTTTAGCTGATGTTTTATATCCATTAATATAACGTCGTTTTAGTAATAGGTAACTAGCAGCAGTTAGTCCAAGTGTACTTGCAGTAACTATAGTTGCTTTAACTAATGCACTGTCTTGTTTACGTTGGTACTGTTTAACTAGTTTACCTTTCCTTACATACGATTTAACTTTAACGTCTTGTTTAACCATTAGATGTCACTTAGAAAATAGATTATTTTTTTATTTAATGCTCGACTAAAGTTGCCTAGTCTATCTGCTGCTACAGAATACTTACCTGTCTCTATCTTACTTAATACACTTCTCTGCATAAATAGTTCCTTAGCTAACTGTTCCTGAGTTAAATTAGCTTCTTGTCTAGCTCGTTTAATTTTGTTACCGATTAACTTACGTTTATCTATCATGTGCTTATTAAGAACAATAACCCACTATGTCTATTATATTCACTATTATGAAACATATAGAGCTAGTAGGAGTTAAATCACAATAAACAAGTATGAATAAATTAGCTTATTTTTCAGCTTCTAATTTAGAAACAATAAGTGAGTCACCTAATAAGGTAATTAAGAAAGGATTAGTCCTAATTGAAGGTACTCATGTTGACTCTAAGAAGAGAACACATACATTTAGTCCAGCTAGAATACGTGAGATAGTTAGTAACTCTAATGCGTTATTTGCTAAGACTCGCATTCCAGTATTGATGGATCATAAGAAGGAGCAATCTAGTGTTATTGGAGATGTAGAATCTCAATTTCAATGCACTACTATTAATGAAGATAATTTTCCTGGTGCTGATGATAAGGGATTAACTGGTAAGTTAGGTATCTTTGTTAATCAAATCGCAATTAAAAGTGGTGAAGCAATACGTCAGTTAAATGAAGGATTATTAAACACACTTAGTCCTGGCATTGATGTAGTAAGTAATGCAATACGTGAAATTAGTGCAACACCTAATCCCGCCATTGCTAATCTAAGTCTATTTAAACGTGCCGAATTTGAATCAGATGCACTTACATTTGACGACTTAGAGAACAGTGATGATATGTTAGATAAGATTCGTAATCAATACGAAGATTTAACTAATAAGTTATGGGAACTAACTGAAACTATTCAGACTATTGATGAACAAGCACTTAACGGTCAGAGTCGTGAAGAAGTACAGTATCAAGCTATTAATGATTTCGCCACTCGTTTTCTTACGTTGATTGGATCTGGTGAGGAAGAACAAGATCCTATGATGCAGGAAGCTAATGGTGGATCTTATCCGAACCAAGTGCAAGGTTATCAAGCTCAAGGTCAACAACAGAATTGGGGTATGCCTCCTAATGATCCTAACGCTCGTTATGCTAGTGGATTACCTATTGCAGCATTTAGTATGGCTGAGATGGAAGCAGTTAATCGTGCTGAGTTCGGGTTGCTCCGCGAAAGCATTGATGGTGCTAAGAATTTAGGTAAACGTGTTATTAATCGCGTTAGTAAAGATGCAGATGATGTTAAACAATCATTTGTTAATAAAGTTGCACAGCAGAAACAAGTTAAAGCTGGAAGATTACGTAAATACGGATCTGCAACTTATCAAGCTGGTAAAACTGCATTGAAGACTAAAACTGGTAAAGGTTTAGCTATCGGTACTGGTGCATTAGTTGGAACTGGATTAGCTGTTGGAGCATACCGCGGATTAAGTGGTAAGAAACAAACTGTAATAAATAACTATAACTAACGTCTATGAATTATACAAATCGTCCTATTGCTGCCTATACGATGGCAGAATTTGAATCATTAACTAGCGACAACGCTGATTTTGCTAGAGGTAGAGGTAAGGATAAGAAGAAACGTAAATCTCGTGCTGGTTTATATGCTGGTATTGGTGCTGGTGCAGTTGGATTAGGCGGACTTGGAGCTGCTGGTATGAGATATGGTGGTGCTGAACTATCTAGACGTAAACAATTAGATAAGTTACGTAAAGCGCGTGTAGGATCTGATGATATTTCATCTCTTGGTGATGAAATGGCTGGACGTGGAGCTAGAGGTAGATTTGATAGTGATATGAAAGCTGTTGGTAAGAAATCTCAACAATTTGGTGATTGGATGGGTAATCCTATTAATAAAGCTAAAGCTGCTTATGACTCATCTGATATTGGTGCTAACGTTCCTTACTCTAATTTAAAATCTAAGAAATCTGTAATTGGTTCTACTGGTAGTATAGGTAATCGTGCTAGACAAACTGTTGAAGCTGCTCGTAATGTACTTGGAACTCGTGCTGGTAAAATCGGACTTGGTGCTTTAGCTGCTGGAACTGTTGCTGGTGCTGGTTATGGTATTTACAAAGCTATGAAGAAAGGTAAGAAAAAATAATGCAGTTATTATCTGACTACCGAATAGCTGATTTCGCTAGGACTCCTGGTAGTAAGGATAAGAAACCTCGCAAGTTTAGCTTACGTAAATTAGGTAGAGCTACATTAACTAGTGAAGCTGCTAGTGGTGCAGCTAATGGAGCGCAAATCGGTGGAGTCTTAGGTTTAATATCTAGTAACCCTAAAAATACATTTCGTAGAACATTAAGAGGTAGTGCTGCTGGATTAGCCATTGGTACAGGACTCGGTATAAGACACGCATATAAACAACAAAACAAATAACTAAGACGTATTATGAACGAAGCTATTGAATATCACAATCAACTATTTGCGGATTTAGTTGAGAATCTACAAAATGCAGTTGCCGCTGGTGTGATGTTGAAGGACGAATATAAGCAACACATGACTCAAGCATATCTCGACCTACAAGAACGCATTGCTGCTGAATTAGAAATTGATGAAGAAGATATCTATGATGTAGTTGGTGAAGCTGCTTACTCTACTGGTGATGAAGTTGCCGAATTTAGTGTAGGTAGTGAATATGGTGCAGCGTTACTTGAACTTGGCGAAGCTGCTGGTTATGATGACATTGAGGAATATCTAATTGATCTCAGTGATGCTCTAGAATGTAATCCTGATGTATTACTTGGTATCATTGAAGGTGAAATTGCTCCTACTGATAATCTCTCATTAGCACTATCTGAAGTTCTCGGACTTGATGAAGCTACTGAAAATCAACTATTAGTTATGGGTATTGAAAGTCGTGGTGAAGACATCAATGATTACTTAGATACGAATGAAGAATTAGATGAAGAAGACCAGGAAGCTGACTATGCTACATACCAGAACAGTGAGTTCGCCGAATTTAAACGCAACACTGAGATTAAAGAAGCTCTAGCTGATGTAGCTGAACGTGCTTACGCTCTTGTAGAAGCTGGTAAGATGACTCCATTTGCAGTTCAATCTCTACTGGGTAACTTCAGTGCTAATGAACGTATCGCGGCATTTAGTACCGTGTGTGCTGAGAACGAAGTTGATCCTGCAACTCAACTCTATGCAATGAATACTGTACTTGAAATCTTCGACCGTATGCCAGCTATGGAAATGGGATTCTTCGCTGAGGAAGTTCTTGATGAAGAAGAATTAGATGAAGAAGCTGATTTGAGTTCTATTGCTGCTAACTACATTAAAAAATATCGTTCATAAACTATGCCTTATTTCAATCAATCTCAAACGTTTCTAGTTGATCCTGCCATTCTCGCATTCAGTGATGGTAATCATCCTAATGTGTCGGCAACTGTGCAGAATACTTACATTAGTCTTAATACTGAAGCTCGCAAACAAGTTCCTGCTGGACTATTTGTTGCTCAAGTAGGTAACGTACTGCGCTTCCTACCTCGTACTAAGTTAACTGCTGTAACTGCTACTGGTGCTGCAACTGTAACTGCATCTCCAACTAATATCTTTGTTGCTGGTGATGTATTAACTGTAGTTGAACCATATTCTACGCTAACTATCACTACTGTAACTGCTGCTCAAACTGTAACTGTTACTGTAGAAGGTTTAACTGCAACTGCAACTGCAACAACTAACAATACTACAACTACTGCTAGTGAAGTTGCTACTGCTATTAATGCTACTGCTGGATTATCTGATTTAGTTCGTGCAGCATCTATTACTAACAAGGTATTTATCTTTGCAGTTGATGGACTTACTAACCGCGCCATTACAACTGCTGGTACTGTAACTAGTGCTGCATTATCTAGTGCAACTCTAGTTCCTAATGCAACTGCTGTTGGTACTATTGCATTTATTGATTACACAACTGGTGTTATTACATTAACTGGTAACGCAAGTGTAGCTCTACCTATTGGTACTAATATCGGTGTTAGAGTTAATGCAATTGTAGGACTTCATGTTCATGCAGTTGATTATACTGTTGCAACAGCTAAGGATCTAGCTCTCTATACTATTGCTAATGGTGTTCGTATCCAGTATCTACCATACTTCGATGGTGATATTGCTAGACGATTCCCTAGCATCAATTTCGCTTACAAATTCTAACTAACCGGGCGTTAATGACGTATGTTAATGATGTATGTTATCGCGCCCACTATCCTACTTTTTTCTTACTATGGGTTCAGTTTCTAATTTTCTTACCGATAAGTTGCAAGCTAAAGTTGCCGAAACTCTAGTAGACGATACTATTGCTCGTCTGCGTCAGAGAACTAAACTTATTGATCAATTCATGCCTATTAAGACGTATGAGGACGATGAGTTCCTAGCATACGTAAGTGAACGTCTCACACCAGTTGCGAACTTTATTGCTCCTGGTGCTGAACCTCCAGTTATCTCTCATGGTGGTTTCCGTCGAGTAATCGGTGAACTAGCTAAGTTAGGTAATAGCTATTCATTCGATGAAGTAACTCAGAAACAGATGCGTAAGGCAATGGAAGAAGCTGCCTATAAACGCGCTAGTGTTATGACCATGAAGTTAACTGATAACTCCGTCATTAAGGGTACTAACGATATGCTCGTTAAGTATCTCTATGGTCACATTGAGGGGATCGTCCAATCTCATGCTGATAGACTTACTAGCATGGCTTGGCAAGTTGTTCAGACTGGTCAATTGAGTGTATCTGATGCAATTACTAAGGTTGCATGGACAATTGATTTCCGTCGTCCTGGTGCTAGTTATAACCACTTCCCTGATGCTCTTGTTGCTACTGGTAACACTGCATCTCCTAAGTTGAACAAGTGGACTGACTACGCTAATGCTGATGGTATCGCTAACTTAGAAGATGCTGTAACTACTTATGTCAATACTAATGGTTACAAGCCTGATCTCATCGTAATGAGTAATACTGCATTGCGTGATCTTCAGAAACAAGCATCTACTATTGCTCGTGCTAGACAATCAGTTGGATTTGCACAAGTAGGTTCTGTTAGCTTCCCAATGTTACAAGAGGTAATGGCTTCTAATAACCTACCTCCTATTAAGGATTATGATGAGTTCTATCAAGTAGATAATACCTACTCTGGTAATACTAATACTATTGATAGCTACATCAGTAATGCTCGATTCCTTAATGAGAATTGCTTCGTATTCCTCAAGGATGGAATGGGTGAGCAAGCTATTGGTACTCCTGAAGAACAGAAAGTTGTTAAAGATGGTGTATTAACAGGTACTGAATCTCCTGTAATGGTACGTGTTTATGAGAAGACAACTGTGCCTATCAACGATGTTTTGCAAGCGATTGAAACTTTTTGTAGTCGCCTATTTAAGTAATTAAGTAGTAAAAATTCGGTGAATTGCTGGAAACTCCAGAAGTGGACAATCAGCAGCCAAGCTTAACCAGGAATGGTTTTGAAGGTTCAACGACTAGGTTTCGAGTCCAGACCGGACAGTAACAAACCCACGAGTGCCGAACATCCCAAGTGGATGATGATATAGTCTGAACAGTAGATATAACACATGAAACTACTGATACGTAGGATAAAGAGCTTACGTGGTAACAAAATGATCAATGGTTTTACCAGTAATTTATTCTCCCAAGAATCTGTATGCTCAAGTAGTTAGATAATAATTCCCTATTTCTAACTAGACCGAGTTTAAGTTGTGGTATAATGATCTTATGACGTAAATGAGATTATTATGCCACAATTTATTTATTTGGTGACAAACTCAATTAATGATAAAAAATATGTTGGACAAACAAATAGGACAATTGAAAAGCGTTGGTCAGAACATATTAGAGCCGGTAATTATGTTGGAACTAAAAGTTTATTATCAAAAGCAATTAAGAAATATGGTGTAGATAAATTTAAAATTGAAATTATTAAAACTTTAGAAACAACAGATCAGTCAGAAATTGATAAAACTGAAGTTTATTTTATTAAAGAATATAATGCTTTAACACCTAACGGTTATAACGTATTAAATGGTGGTAAAGGTTGTTTTCTAACACCTGAAGGTAAAGAGTATTTAAAAAGAACGATGACGAGTCGTTGGCAGAATAAAAGTTATCGAGCTTCTATGTTAGGTAGCACTTTAATTTCTGCTAGATTAAAAAACAATACCTCTGAAGCTAAATTAAAACGAGGTAATAGTTTAGTTAGAAATCGTCGTTACTTAATAACTACACCAGATGGAATTGAGTATTGTACTTACGGTGTAACTCACTTACAACAACTAGATTTAGATGTAAGTAGTTTAATTAAAGTTGCTCGTAATAAGATGACTAATCATAAAGGTTATAAAGTTAAATCACTTAATGATGATTATGTAACTGTAGATAAAACATATTTAGATTACGTTAACAAATACGAATGTATTAGTTTAAATAAAGATAACTACAGTTTTTGTTCTTATGGTATTGATGCTATTAAAGAACAACTTAAATTAGATATATGTCAGAAGACAATATCACATCACATTAATAACGCTAATTTAATTAACGGTTATCAAGTTAGAGATATTAATGCAGAACCAATTATTAAACAATATCTACCAGATGCTGAACGCTTCATATTGACAACACCTGAAGGTGTTAGTTTCTGTCGTTACGGTATGGAAGATTTAACTGAAGAAACTGGATTAAATGCTAAAGCGGTGTACCCATTAATGAATCCAAATAGTCCTCGTTATGGTCGCAAAATTAACGGTTGGAGTTGTGTTAGAGCTAATGAATCAGAGGAAACAAGAGATAAGTTATTAGCTGATAAAGCTGCTAAGTTAGCTGAAGATAAGTTAATCAATGATGCTAAAAAGAGTTGGCAACAAGTAGTTAATAAACGTTACCTATTAACTAACTTAATAACTAATGAACAGTTATGTTGTTATGGATTAGTTCATCTCCGAGAATCACATGGTCTAGATGGTAGTTGTTTAATTAAAGTAATTAAGGGTAAAATTAAACATCACAAAAACTGGACGTGCATTAAGATAGAAAACTGACATTAACAGCGAAGCAAATAACACTTATAATGATGGTAGTAATTATCATCATTTTTATTATGGGTAGACGTATTGGTAGTAAGGATAAAGTTAAGAGAGAGAAACGCAATCAATTTGGTTTAACTAGAAGTGATCTAATTAATGAACGTAAGAAACAAGGAACTACGCAATAGCGGGATCTGCGGTAGGTGGGACAATTGGATATGGTGTAAGTAGAAAATTAACTAAAAGATTTGATGCAAATATTAAGTTAGCTCAAAATAATTTAGATGATGCAATTGCACGTAAACCTACTTTAATGAATGACGTTAGACTCAGTGCAATGAATGATGATGTAATAAATCAATATAAGAATGCTATTAATAAAACTAGAAATGCAACTAGATTACTTAAAGTTGCAACACCATTAGCAGGAGCAGCTATAGGAACTGGAATTACAATGGGTTACTTAGCTAATCAACGAGCAAAGAAACAACGTAATAGGCTCAAATAACATGGCACGTAAACTAGGTTCTAAAGACAAGAAGAAGCGTAAACTTAGATTAGTTAACATAGGTACAGTAGGTGGACTTGGTGCAATTGTAGGAAGTGGAGTTAATATGATTGGACTTAAATCATTAACTGAACAACGAAAACGTGAGTTAGGTGTAAGTAATTTAGACATAAGGGATAAACGACGTAAACTAACTGAACTTATTGCTAATGATTATCGTAATGATGTTAAATCAGGTAAACGTATTGTAGATGAAGCTAAGAAAGTAGCGGTACTTACATATCAAGCTAAACGAGATACGGGAGCTAAGATAAACGATGATAAGTTACGTGAAGTTATGGAACGTCCGAATAAGTTAATTGAGCAGTTTACTAAACAAGCTAAAGATAGAGGTAAATCGCAATCTAATGTTAGACGTACTATAACTAAACAACTTAAAAATGATGCTTATAACGCAAGTAATAAAATCATTAAATCACGTCTATTAGGAGGTGCTGCAATTGGAGCATTAGCAGCAGGTGGAAGTTATGCAGTTTATAAGAAGTTAACTAAACGTAAGAATAAATAACTCTATTTAACTTGTTTATATAACTTCTGCAATACTTTATCTCTACTAACATTTTTAACTTTAGATTCTCTAGTTCTAATTCTCTTTTGTAATGACTTACTTAACCTATACCATTTAGACTTAGGAATATACATGATAGATAACTTAAACAACTTTAACTATGATAACTCTAATCAATGATCTGGCTAACTTCGCACGAGGTAAAGGTGATAAGGATAAACGTAAGAGACAAGTTAAACGTGCTGGTAGATGGTGGACTCCTAATCAAGTAACTGCTGCAACTAGACCTGGTAAAAAGAATGCTGTATTAGCAAGTAAGAAAATAAATGGAGTTGTTAAATATAAACTACTTAACTTTGGTGACAGTACAATGAGTGATTGGACTAAACACAAGGATAAGAAGAGACGTTCAAATTACTTATCTCGTAGTGGTGGTATTAGAAATAAGAGTGGTGAATTAACTAAAAACGATAAGTTCTCAGCTAATTACTGGAGTAGGAAAATTAATTGGTAACTAATATGTTTCTAATATCAGATGTAACTACATTTAGTAAGAAAAAAGGTAAACGTAATAACTTATTACTTGGTGGCGCAATTCTCGGTACTGGTTTATTAGGAGTTGTAGGAGTTAAATCTTATCTTCGTAATGGTAAATTAGTTAGACAATATAATCGTAATCAGGTTGTTAAAAAGGTAACTGAACCTGTTGTTGAATCAACTAATAAAAGTAGTTTAGTAAATAATTTAATACAGAAAAATTATCCAACTGCATCACCCGAATTAGTTAAGAATATGCAGAATAATCCCTGGTATTTAGTTGGAGGTGAATTAGGTAAAAAAGCTAAACAATATAATATTAATATTGATGAAGCTATTGGGGTTCATACTTATATGGGAGGTGGTTATAAAGAGATAAATAATTATTTAAGAGATAAAGTTAAAAATCCTAACTTATATAATGATGAATTAGAACAGTTATCTAATAACGCTATAAGTGGTATAAATAAATTACAATCAATAGATGTTAATAAGATACCTAAGTTAGATAGATATATTAAACTTAATCCTGAAACAATTGATAATTATCAAGTTGGTAAAGATTATGTAACTCCACAAATAACAAGCACTACTGGATTACCGATTAATAAACAAGATATAAATGAAGCTGCTTTAGTCGCTAGTGATGCTAATGTAAAAATGGTATATAAACCTAAAGTTAATAGTACCGCTAAAAATCTAGGTGATGTTCATTTAATAGAGAAAAATGAATATGTTTATTTACCTGGTACTAAATTTAAAGTTAGTAGTAAGAAAAAAGAGATAGTTAATATTGGTGGTAAACCTAGAGTTATTAACGTTATCTACATGGATGAACTATGAACAACAACTACACTAAACCAACTCTAAGAGAACGCATTAAATCGAGTTATGAGAAGTAGTGGTATTTATTAACTATTAACTAACTTACGAAAACACATATCTAACATAGGAATCATTTCAACTTCATAAGCTGATGTATTAGGTCTATATCTACCTTTACCTAACTTAACGTTAATTTTAGTTGGATTATTACCTGTAGTTGTCTTATAAGTATCAGCAACTAAGTTAGCGAATCTGTGCATTGTAGATTTATCTGCAACAAAACCCTTACTCTTAATATAGTCACTTAAAATGACATATCCATTATGAGTTGTTAGTTCCGTAGTTACAGTTAACTCATTTAACATTACATCAAGATTAGGAAAGTTAGTTACTGTGGCATTTCTAAGTTGTTTATATTCTGTAGTTATATTACTTAACTCATCTACTTTATCGCTTAGTAACTTAAGTGAATTAAGAATAGCTTTATTATCATCATTAATAACAGCACCAGTTAAATCCTTAACCCAATTAACGAAACCATATTGTGCCAACTTACGATAAGTGTTGCGTGCGGTAACATTAGCAGCTTTAGATTCAAATGCGTAATACTCGATAATTAAAGTTGCTGCTGTTGATGTAATAATTTTACAAGTTCCACCATCTTTATTTCCTTCTAGCTGTGGACTAAAAACGTTACCCAGTAAAGGTTCTAGCATTTTTAGCTGTGTACTAACACCAGTATTATCAGCTAATGGGTTTACTATTCTTTGAGACATTGTTTGTTGTGTAACTCCACATAATCGCGCCAATCCACTAATACTAACTCCAGCATCCCGTCCATCTGGAGTAATGTAAAACTCAACATCATTAATAACAGAGGGTTGTACAATAATTTTATCTGACATGACTAATTCATCCTTAATTAACTACACTTGACTTAGATACAAACTAACTAACTATCTAAGTCACCTCATTATAACTGATAAATAGTTAAAATACATAACATTCTCCTTTTTTCTTACAAGTTAAACATTTCCAATTATAATTAAGTAAACTACATTAATTAATATGGCATTTAAATTACCATCATTTAATCTACTTAGAAAAGCTGCTTCTAAACGTGTTCCTGGTGTTGCAGGATCTAAAGTTGGATCACTTGGTAATAATAGAACTGGAGTTACTAAAACCTATGCAACTAGAGGTGCTGCACGTAAAGCTAATCAACTTGGACTATTAAGTAGACTTAAACCACGTCAACCTGTTAAACCACTTCAACCATCTCAACCTAAAGGACTTAGTAATCGAGCATTTGGAGCAAGTAGAACACCTAAAATTCGTGAATCATTTGGTAGTTACAACAAACGAGTTAAGTAATATGACAATAACTAAGCAACAACTTATAGATAAATACAATGAAGTTTATGCAGCAGATAATGGTGTTAATAAGACCTTCGTTGAATTAACTAAAGATGAGAAGGTAGAAGCATTACTACAATTCGTAACTGCTATTAGTGGTGGATCTGGTGGTGACGCTAGTGCCACTAATCAAACAGCCGTTCAAGCTAATCCAGGAAGTGATGCAACAAAAGCAGTAGCAGTACAAGGTGTAACAGGGGGTAAATCTATTCCAGTTACAGGTACATTTTTCCAAAATATTCAACCTGTCAGCATGACTGCTGCACCTGCGGGATTAGCTTACGCATCCTCAACCACAATTACTCGCGCTGCTAACACCACAACTTATACTGCTTCTGCACCAAACTTTGATGTTTATGGCGGTCTATTCCAACTTCAAAATATAGGCGAAGCTGGTAAAGGTATATTCCTTTCTTATTTTGAAATATCTCTCAATCTATCTTCTGTACCAGCAGGTATGACTTCTTTTGCGGTACACTTATACCCTACAGCACCTACAAATATTGCAGATAATAGTATCTGGACAATTGGTTCTGACCCTGTTCTAGACCCTGTAGGTTTCAATGTACCTATGAGTTTAG